TAGACATACCAAATCAGAATTTGCGAGTAACTATTTACCAGCATGGATGATTGGCAACAAACCTGATTTAAAAATAATCCAAGCAACTAATAACGCGGAACTTGCCGTACGGTTTGGTCGTAAAGCAAAGACGCTTATGGAGCAAGATGAATTTAAAGCTATCTTTGATACTAGATTACGTGAAGATTCTAAAGCTGCCGGTAAGTGGGAAACTGATCAAGGTGGTGAATATTATGCTGCGGGTGTTGGTGGTAGTATCACGGGCCGTGGTGCGGATTTACTTATTATTGATGACCCGCATTCGGAACAGGACGCAATGAACATGGCCAGTTACGATCGGGTATATGAGTGGTATACTTCTGGGCCGCGGCAAAGGCTGCAACCTGGTGGCAGGATAATTGTGGTGATGACACGTTGGAACGTTGCTGATCTAACAGGTAAACTGCAACGTGCACAAAAAGAGCCAAAAGCAGACCAATGGGAAGTAATTGAATTCCCGGCAATCTTGCCAAGCGGGAAACCGGTGTGGCCGGGGTATTGGAAGTTAGAAGAGCTTGAAGCAGTGAAAGCATCGGTAAGTATACTAAAATGGAATGCACAATACCAGCAGAATCCCACAGCAGCAGAAGGTTCAATCATTAAAAGAGATTGGTGGAAAGTTTGGGAAAAAGACGAATTACCGCCCTTACAGCATGTAATTCAATCCTATGATACCGCTTTTATGAAAAAAGAAACTGCCGATTATAGTGCTATCACGACGTGGGGCGTATTTACTCCCAGCGAGGACAGCGGACCGCAGTTAATACTAATTGACATGGTTAAAGATCGATACGAATTTCCTGAGCTAAGGCGAGTTGCCAAAGAACAATATGACTATTGGAAACCCGAAACGGTGATCGTGGAGGCTAAAGCTTCAGGCTTGCCATTAACTTATGAATTACGTAAGCTAGGTATACCAGTTATTAACTTTACACCTAGTCGTGGAAATGATAAACATACTAGGATAAACTCTGTTGCACCGTTGTTTGAGTCAGGAATGATTTGGGCGCCGGATACAAAATGGGCAGAGGAAGTGATTGAGGAATGCGCTGCATTTCCATTAGGTGAACACGATGACTTAGTGGATAGTATGACTCAAGCAGTAATGAGGTTTAGACAAGGCGGCTTTATCGATCATCCAGATGACTATGAGGATGAGCCGTTACCGCAACAACAAAGGACGTACTACTAATGGGAATAGTAACTGCAATATTAAGTGCTTTAAAAAAAGCTTTTAAAGGTAAACCAGCTACAGTTGCTGAGTTAAAAACTACCATGAGTAAATTAGGTCTTGATGATCCTAAGATCATGGACGAGATAGTCGCTGCTTACAAAGCCGAAGAAAGTTCTAGTTTAGGCAAAGCTAAAGATATAATTTCAAAAGGTGATGTTCCAGATAAGTTTGCTACATCGGTAGTAGAAACTTCGGAGGACGCTATTAAAAAATTTGCTGACGAAGTTGGTGGTGACGTTAATGAAGTTAAAGACGCTATTACTAGTTATGTTAATCAGGGTTATGAAGCCGGTAGCTATAAACGAGTTAATATAGACAACGCAGATAGTATCGCTAACATAATTGATATACAAACTAATTATAGTAAAGCAGATAAGCTTGATTTTATAGACGACATTACTGAACAAATTAGAGATAACAGATCTGTTAATACTATGGGTTTGGACGATGAACTGATTGCGGTACAACAAGCAGGTATACCAACAGCTATGAAAAAACAAGCTGAAGCAGACCCATCAAAATTTTTTAGGGATATGTTTAATAATGCGGATGATAGTGGTTCTATTGTTAAAAGTATGGAAAACGAAGGTAAGGTAATGGATGCAGTTAATAGTGAGTTAAGTGTAATGATGGCTAACTTTGATGAAGCGTTAGCAACTGGAAACACTGCGCTAGCCGAAGAAATTGCAATCAAAGTTAAAAAAATGAAAAGTAACACAGAGACTACAGGCCTAGCAGACAGAACTTTAGTGCCACCAGGAACCACGTTTAATGCTAAGGGTGGTTTAATAACACCACAACAAAGACCGATGTCAAATGGTATTGGCGCAATGTTTAAAAGAAGGAATTAATAATGGCAATAGATAAAGGTATGGGTATAAAATTACCTAGCAATACTAGAACTAAAGTTAACGTACCAGGCCAACAAGGTCAGATAGAACAAATTCAAGGAAGTTTACAACAACAACAAAACCAACAACCGGTTGAGATTACGCAAACCGAAGATGGCGGTGCTGAAATAGATTTTGATCCAGGTGCAATGGCACCACAAGGTGGTGAACAACATGATGATAATTTAGCTGAATTTTTAGAAGACGATATACTTAATGAAATAGGTTCTAATATTGTTGAAGAGTATACTGAAAATAAATCTTCACGACAAGATTGGGAAGACTCTTATACCAAGGGTTTAGATTTACTTGGTTTTAAATATGAGAATAGATCAGAACCTTTTCAAGGTGCTTCAGGTGCAACGCACCCCGTATTAGCTGAAGCGGTTACTCAGTTTCAATCTTTAGCCTATAAAGAATTATTACCAGCTAGTGGTCCAGTTAGAACTCAAGTTATTGGTAAAGTAGATGACGCTAGAGAGTTACAAGCAGAACGTGTTAAAGAATACATGAACTATCAGCTTATGGTTAATATGAAAGAGTATGAACCAGAGTTTGATCAAATGTTATTTAATTTACCCCTTGCTGGTTCTACTTTTAAAAAAGTTTATTACGATTCTATTTTAGGTAGATGTGTTTCTAAATTTATACCAGCCGAAGAATTAGTAGTTCCCTATAACGCAACTTCTTTAGAAGATGCTGACAATATTACACACTCTATTCGTATGACTGGGAATGAGTTATTAAAATATCAAGTTAACGGTTTTTATAGAGACGTTGATTTAATACCAATGACTGATGACCCTAGTGCTATTGAAGAAAAGAAAAATAGAATTATGGGTGTTAACACAGACATGAGTGAAGTACATACTTTATTAGAATGTCATTGTGAGTTAGATATAGAAGGTTTTGAAGACCTAACACCGGAAGGTGAAGCAACCGGAATTAAGTTACCTTATATTGTAACAGTAGACGATGGCACTGGCACGGTATTATCTATTAGAAGAAACTTTGACGCACAAGATCCGTTACGCGTGCGCCGTGATTATTTTGTACACTTTAAATTTTTACCAGGACTAGGTTTCTATGGCTTTGGTCTAATCCACATGATTGGCGGTTTATCAAGAACTGCAACTAGTGCTTTAAGGCAATTACTAGATGCTGGAACTTTATCAAACTTACCGGCTGGATTTAAAATGCGTGGCATCAGAGTACGTGATGAAGCTCAACCGTTGCAGCCGGGTGAGTTCAGGGATGTTGACGCTCCTGGTGGAAATCTTAAAGATGCATTTATGCCACTACCTTTTAAAGGACCGTCCGAAACGCTACTCTCATTAATGGGTGTGGTAGTTCAAGCTGGACAAAGATTTGCTAGCATTGCTGATATGCAAGTTGGTGAAGGTAATCAGAACGCAGCAGTGGGTACGACCGTAGCGCTCTTGGAACGCGGATCGCGGGTTATGTCAGCAATACACAAACGTTTATATGCAAGTTTAAAATGTGAGTTTATGTTATTGGCAACAACCATGAGAACTTATTTACCACCTGAGTATCCATACGATATTGTAGGCGGCGAAAGACAAATCTTTGCAGCAGACTTTGATAAAAAAATAGATGTTATACCGGTTGCTGATCCAAACATATTTTCACAAACTCAACGCATCAGCATTGCACAAAGCGCAATGCAATTAGCTATGTCTAATCCTAAGATGCATAATCTGTATCATGCTTATCGTGGTATGTATGAAGCACTAGGTATAAAAGATATTGATCTTTTATTAAAAAAACCTAAGCAGCCAAAGCCAATGGATCCAGCTATGGAAAACATACAAGCTTTAAGTGGTACACCTTTCAAAGCGTTTCCAAACCAAGACCACCAAGCACACATGGCGGCACATATAAGTTTTATGGGCACTATGATGGCAAGAACTAACCCGCAAATATTGGCTTCACTACAAAAAAATATCCTTGAACACATAACTTTAATGGGGCAAGAGCAGGTTCAACTAGAATTTAAAGAAGAAATGATGCAAATGCAACAAATGGGCGCACAAATGAAACAACTACAAGCACAAACGCAACAAAATCCGCAAATGGCACAACAAATGCAACAAAATCCTGAATTAATGCAGATGCAACAAGAAATGAAGAACATAACTGAGAAAGTTGAGTCAAGAAAAGCTATTCTAATAGCTGAGATCATGGCTGAGTACTTAGAAGAAGAGAAAAAAGTGCTTAATCAGATAGACAATGACCCTTTATTAAAATTAAAGAGTGATG